CTTGCCACCTATGTCGGCTGATGGTCAGAGCTTCTCGTCTTTCGACGATAGCTATTACTCAAGCATCTTGAGCACAATTATGGCTGCCCCATACGAAGCCCAATTAACAGAAGATGTGGACTATGTAGTCCACCTCTCATCCATGCCGCTTGCGACCATGGTTGATGTTGGCTTTGTCCATCGTCTCCTGGACAAAGACCACAAGTCAAATAATCATTTGACACACGCACAAGGAGGTTGCGCATCTCCTAGGTGTATTGCACGGGGTACCAAGTCCGGAATCCGGTACCCCGAAGGAATTAGAGAACACTGCACGTGTCTCAAAATTGCGCCGGAAGCCACGCATGTGTGCTTCCTCGAAGCCCTCACGTCGGTGGACGACATGGTGGGTACAAGGAATCCTCGAATAAATTTGAAGAGGACCATGTTCTGCCCGAATCAGCAGAGCATTTTCTCCGGATCGTATGACGGTCCTACGAGAACAGCTTGCGGTCTCTCAAGTTATGAGAACGCTTCAACTTTGGAAGATCTAGCAACAATTCTAGATCTTACATACTGGTCCCGATCTGAGAGATTGGGAGACGACTTCATCAAGTTTGCGAAGAAGTTTCCGCTGGTCACAATTCCGACCTGGCGTCGAAGATTGAAACAGATTCTGTTTACAATCGATGCAGTCATCATACAATTGATGCTGGTTTGTCCGTATCAACTTTCATACACGGACATTGCAGAAGCGACTAGAAGAATGTTTCAGACGCTCCGAAAAGAGTACTCAGTTGATCCTGTGTACCGAGATGGGGTTCCCGTTCCGAATCCGAACGGAACCTTTTACGAGGATTTGGTGAATTTCACCAAATACTGCAAGTGGTCGATACAATTCGACGACGATGTCTGGACTGGATTCCCTGCACAGTCAGACTGCTTCAAGAAGACAGTCATGTACTTCTTAAACAAATACCGAACCCATTTAAGGGGTGAGGCATTGATGGGGCGTGACGACCCCACAAGCTTGAGGTCAGTCCTGAAGAAACTGATCCTCTCTCAGAAGCGTGGTTACGGCCACCTTCCTCGAGCCGTTGCAATGGTGAAACGGCACAAATTCCGAGAAGCGATATCTCGGCCTCCTCTCGTCTGGACGAGGGAGAAGCAGGCCCAGGTCATGAAGGCTCTGCTGTTGGAGTTCACAGAAGAACTCCCCGCTGCTCATCACATTTTTGCTCGTGATGACAAGAAGTCGAAAGAAATCCTCAAGGAGGTTCTTTCTCACGTCTCCTTGGAACTTAAGGGGACGGCATCTGTTGACCGAAAGGTCTCAGACGGAGGTAAGCTGGAGGATGCAAGGGAATTGCTCCAGCTCGCGCGAACCAATGAGTGGTTCGTACCGATTCGAAGTCTCGAATCCGGGAAGCTGATTGGCCACAAAACGTGCCCTTCAGATGTCGACATGGAAGAGGTTTCAACCTTCCTGTTCTGGTTGTCAGTTCAACTGTGTGTGAACTACATCCATTTGGCCAAGATCGACAAGGCCAAACCTCAGATGTGGGAATACGTTCCTTTCATCATCAAGGAGACGGGTGCTCCTTTCATGTACGACCCTTTCAGAGCTAGGGTCTTACATATCGCAGAAGCCGCAAAAGAACGGAATCTGGTCAAGTGCTCAGCAGTGTACAACTGGGCAATGATTGTTGGAGGAAAGATCATCCAAAACACGATGGCTCTGAGCCCGAGTCATCGTAACGGTCTGCAGGGAAGTTCTGCGGACTGGTCGCACTTCCGCCGTGTGCAAGGTACGGCGGAAGGTTCGTTTCTTTACGACCGGAGCACTGGTCTGCTCCGGCCTGGTACCGCTGTCAATTTCTACAGCGATTTGACCGAGTCAACGGATTGGCTCGTGAAATCACTAGGTTTAGTGATTTTAAAGATCTTCGAGATTCACACTCGATTCTTCCCATGGTATATGGATCTTTTGAGGATCCTATACGTGACACCTATCACGATTTCCGAGACGGTCGTGATTGAGGATGAGGACGAACGAATCGTCGCTCACACGGAGTACCTTATGACGGAAGGTACTCCAATGGGGATGCAGTTGGCTAAAAGCCTACTGCATGGGGCCCATTTCGCATGTATGGGTCTCGTAAGGCTCGCTCTGCGAGCAAACAGCACCTCACTTCGTCTCACCGGGAACACGAAGTAAAATGTGCTTGGGTTTTCCGAGTTGCGATGCCACATTCA